CTCCAATATATTAATTACAAAAATGAAAAGCCTATTGGCAGAGTTAAATATGCGCTATTTTAATTCCGCCAACGGGTTTAGTATTAGTTATTCATTAGTTTATTATCCTTTACCATCCAGCAAAACAACGTGCTCTGTTCGATTCGGAGCTTCCCACTAAATATAACTTATCATGAAACTTACAATAACCAAATCCGACTGTGTAATCATTCAGAAGCTTATCGAAGACCGAAAGTCAGACATTCATAATTTTGGAGGTGACAGCAAGCAGGCAGAGCGTCTAAGTAAGCTGAACAAGAAGATTGCAAGGCAGGTAAAGAAACAATATAAGACATGAGTCCTTACGTAATAACTTCTGCGGTTCTTATTACCTATGACGGAAAGAAGATACCGTTGGAAAACATAGAGAGTGAAATAATGCCCCGACCTATCCAGTCGACTAAAGAGAGGATACTTGATGCTTTCTCCACGATGAGGGATAAGCCGGTGGATGTGGAACTTAAAATAAAGTATATATGAGACATTTAGAAGATAATCTCCAAAAAACTATAATTAAATATTGGGACTTGAAATATCCTAAATGGAAGAAACGGCTTGCTTGTGTTCCCAACGGAGGAAAGCGCAACGCCATTGAAGCCGCAAAATTCAAGCAAATGGGTGTTCGGGCTGGATTCCCCGATTTAATTCTCCTTATCCCCAACAAGTTCTATCCATTTTGTGGAATAGAATTGAAGATAAAGACTGGCAGGCAATCTGAACATCAGAAAGAATATCAGAAGGAGTTTGAGAGTATCGGCGCTAAATATGTCGTTGTCCGGTCACTTGACGAGTTTATAAAAGTTGCAAACGATTATTTGAAAGATGTATGACAATGGCAAAAGATAGCTTTAAAGTTTCCTCAATCAAAGAAGTTGTCAAAGAGATAGAACATATACCAAAATGCCCCAGAAGCGGAGAGATAAACATCTTGCATTTGTATATGGAAAGAAAGCATTTATCTATTCCCAACAATTACAGCAGTAAAGAAAATGGTAGAAAAAGCAAAAAAGAAATCTTTCATTTTTAATGTTGAATGGCAAGAGATACTATTAGGTTATCCATCGGAGGTCAGACTTGAAGTGTACGATGCAATTATTGAGTATGTTGCGTCGGGGACAATTTTGGAGCTGAAACCAATGGCTAAAATGGCATTCTCCTTCATTAAAAAAGAAATAGATTACAATACCTGCAAGTACAATGATATTGTGGCAAAACGAAGCGAAGCAGGGAAAAAAGCAATGAATAAACGCTACAATAAAGATGCAACAAATCTAACAAATGATAGCAAATCTAACAAATGCTATCAAGATGCAACAAATCTAACTGTTAATGATAATGTTAATGATAATGTTAATGAATCTCCTAACGGAGATAAAGTAGATGCTTTTCTCCCGGAAATATCAGACAAGCCTCTGAAAGAATGTTATGAGGAATTATCCGCCAATAGTTCATGGATAGAAACCGTTGTAATAAACAAGAGGTCTGCCGGACATCAGGACTTTACCCTGGAACATTTCCAGGAATATCTCAAAAAATTCTTTGAAAAACTTCAAAATGAGGGAGAAATCCGTAAAAGTCCTAAAGACGGCATGGCTCATTTTGTCAGGTGGCTGGATATTGAACTAGGGAAATCCAAAGCGGACATGTATAAGGCGATGAACGAACAGTTATTGTTGTCTGCCAAAGAGGACAAGAAAAGGTACTACCAATTCCTGTCGTACATCAAGAAGCAAGCTCCGTATTGTTTTTCAAATATGCGGTTGCCTACCGAGGAAGAGTTCTTACTATTACGGGACAAATACGGGAATGAGATGTTTAAAAGCGCATTACGCACAATCGAAGGCAGGTCAGACATACGTTCCAAATGGGATGTCTTGTATTATGCCGTCTTAAAACAAATTGAGTATCAGAATGGAAGTTAATGTACAATTACGTGACGAGGAAGCAGAGAAAATCGTTCTCGGCACTATCATAGCAGAGCGTGATGCCATAGAAATGGTAAGGGATATTCTAACCGAAGAATGCTTCTATAATCCGTTCCATGCGGAGATATACAAGGCAGTGCTTCAGGTTGTATCATCAGGGAATAGAGCTGACCTTGTTTTCGTAAAGGGTAAGCTGGAAGAAAACGGAGTGAAATTCGATATAGTTGAGTACATGAAGATTGTATCATGCCATACTTTCGATTTGTATCAATACGCTTCAAGGCTCCAAGACCTACATATCCGAAGAATGTTTTACTCTATAGGGCAGTATCTTGTTTCCAACTCATATACCGAAGCGGAAGACATTGAAGATGTTGCAAAAAAAGTCAATGACGACATGGCTTCATTGTTCAAATCAAGCAGCACGACCGTTTCCTCAATAAATGAAGGAATTGAAAATGTGTACAAAATGATTAATGAGAACTTATCCGGAAGTAAGCCGCTTACTGGAACTCCGACAGGATTTGAGAAGATAGACGCCAAATCCGGAGGATTGCAGAAGTCTGACTTGATAATTGTTGCAGGTGAAACCTCACAAGGAAAAACGAGCCTTGCAGTGTCTATGATGCGCAATGCGAGCCTTTCGGGTGCAAGGATAGCCATGTATTCAATGGAGATGAAAAAAGAGCAAATAGCGGCTCGTATTCTCTCTATGGAAAGTGGAGTACCAGCCAATCAAATCATGTATTCGAGGCTCACCGATTCACAGATACAAGCCATTGACAAGGGGGTTGGAAATATTGCGGGGAAAAGCATATACTTTGACGACCGGAGCACATCAAACATAGACACAATCATATCCTCTATCCGTTACATGAAGATAAAGCATGATATTGACGGTGCCGTGATTGACTACCTGCAAATATTGAATGTCAATATGAAAGGAGCTAATAAGGAGCAGCAGATGGGTGATGTGGCAAGGCGGTTGAAGAACCTTGCAAAAGATTTGGATATATGGATTATCGCTCTTTCCCAATTAAACAGGGATAACCTTAATCCGGTTCCCACTCTTGCACGACTTAGAGATAGTGGACAGATAGCGGAAGCTGCCGATGTGGTTATTCTCATATATAGGCCGGAAGTAAAAGATAAGCCTTATCCGGATGAGTTTAAGAATGTAAGCACAAAAGGTACTGCTATGATTGATATTGCCAAAGGGCGTAATATCGGATTACTGAAATTTATATGCGGTTTTGACGCATTGACAACCAGATTCTATGATTTGGATTATGTACCAATCGGTAACATGAATGAATCCATCCAAGAGGAACAGCCTTTCTAACAGAGTATAATGGCAAAGAAAAAAGAACCCCTCTCTCCCGTCCACTGCCGCCAATGCTCATACGCCAAAGACTTTATCGGAAACTCATGCCTCTGTAAGGCTAAAGGTCATAGGGTATGCGCATGTGACAGATACGGCAGGATATGTGAGAATTTTAAGAAAAAATGATAATGGATATAGAACTTGAAAAGAAAATCGAACAATTGGAGCAGCAGCGTGACAATGCAATGCGCATACGCTGCCCGTTGGTGGCAAGGAAGTATCAGCGCATGATTGATGAACTTGCAACAGAGAGCAGAAACAAGAGTATGAACAAGGCAGAACAGGCAAGGCAATGACTACCGACACGGCAAATCAGATAATCAGCAAGTATGAGAGCCTTGTAGTTCTGTGCACCTACAACATACTGCTCACAAACGACATCTGTTGCGGGCAGGTTATCGAGTGTCTGCATGCAATGAAGAGAACGCCTTATTACAAACAGGCATTCAAGCGGTATTTGAATGATGCCGATAAAGCAAGAAAGGAATACGAGCGTACTGTAAACAGCGTTATCGGTTCAGACCGGAGCGAATTTTTCGCCGACTGCAACGACAAGTACACGGAAGAAGTGAACAAGCACGTGGATATGTTGTATTGGCAGTTCAAGCAGGCTCTTGACGATAACGGCATATCCCATTCCGCAGAGATTGCAAGGTTCGAACTTGCAAGGACATTGTGTGATTACGCCTGCATCCAGTTTGACGAAAGGATTAAAGAACTTCGGAAGAAAGATGCACGGTTCAACGGATTTACGTTGGAATATTTGAAGCTTTCCAATGTAGCAAGGGTGATGAACCTTGCTTCCGATAGTTTGAAAATCGGGGAAACGGTCAATATGAACACAGAGCGGTGCACGGCGGCGTTTGATGTGCTGGTAAGAAAACTGTCGGATGCCGATAATATTGCCAATGCGATAAAAGTTTAGTGAGATGAAACCTATTTATAACCTTATAATTCTCCTCATGGACTGGCTCTCGGTAGAGGTTGGAAAGGATGAGGAGTGGTTCTGAATCAAGACATCATGGTGCAAGATGTGTGTTTCGGAAGACAATCGGGAACGAATTAATAATAATCGAATTAAAAATAATCTATATGATAATAGCATGGTTTTCTTGCGGTGTAACATCCGCAGTAGCTTGTAAGATAGCATTAAGCCTGTATGATAATGTGCAGATTTACTATATTGAAACAGGTTCCGGGCATCCTGATAACACCCGGTTCCTATCTGATTGTGGAAGATGGTATAATCGCCCGATACATACTATCAGAAGCGATAAGTATCTCAACGTAGAGGATGTGTTGGCTAAGAAAAGATTTATTAATGGTCCTACTGGCGCAGCTTGTACATTTGAACTAAAGAAACAAGTCCGTTACAAGCTGGAAAAAGAGTTGGGAAATTGGGACGGTCAAGTCTGGGGATTTGATTTTGACCCGAAAGAGATTAACCGTGCCATTCGCCTAAAGCAACAATATCCGGATACAAAGCCGTTATTCCCGCTTATTGAAAGACAGATAACCAAAAAGGATGCAATGGGTATGCTATGGAAAGCTGGCATTGAAATCCCTGCCATGTACAAGATGGGTTACAATAACAACAACTGCATCGGTTGTGTGAAAGGTGGTATGGGCTATTGGAATAAGATACGGAAAGACTTCCCGGAGGTATTCAACCGAATAGCAGTAATTGAACGAGAAGTGGGTGCAACGTGTCTGAAAGACAAATCGGGAAAAATATTTCTTGATGAGCTTTCTCCTAACCGTGGAGAAATACCAGAAGAAATCATGCCTGATTGTTCTCTTATTTGCCAAATAGAATTCCAAGGAATAATAGACAGGCAGGTAGAGCGAGTTTTGAAAGGGGAAATTCACATTAATGACGTAACATGAAGAAAAGAATAGAAAAAAAGATGCAGAAACACCCGCACAGATACAAATTGCATCAATATTTGAAGTATGCCACCAATGGTGTTTCGCTCTGGCATATAAGGGTAAACTATACACGTTGTTAGACGATGGTAGAATTGTAAAGGAGAACAGTTGGTTATGAAGAATTTAATTGATGCCATTATAAAGAAATGGTTCTGTTGCCACGAGTGGGAATACTTATTTGAGAGGAGAGTTGAAGTTGTTGATGATTGGGGTAATAGCAGTTGGTACACCATCCGTCACTATTTCTGCAAGAAGTGCGGTAAATATAAGAAAATTAAAAGTCATTGATTATGAAACAGACAACTATCCCCGCTTTTAAATATTGGCTCCGGATACACGGCTTTCGCTTAGAATGGTTCGGTACCGGAACAAAAAAACAATCCAATCAAGATTAAATCAAAAAGAAAGAAATGAAAGAGTAAATATGGAATTAAAAGAATTGACATTAAAGATATGTGACATCTTCGGATGTAGCAGTATTACTACACTGCCTGATAAGGTTATGTTTGCTTTGTTTTCTCAGAATCCCACTTTGTATTTTGAGAAGTACAAAGAGTTATGC